TTTAGGTACCATTTCTAGACTTTCATTAGTCCTGAAAAATGATGTTGAATTTGTTTCTCTAAATCCAAAGTAACCACTTAGTCTTCTGTAACATCTACTTCCATCACCAGGAGCCAATTTAGGGAATAATTTCTCTATGTATTGTGGGTATCCTAATAATGTATTTTCTATGTTATTGTATGGATTGCCTTTAATATCATGATAATATTGAGCCCATTGTAATAAAAATGTAGCTACTAAGGGTAAATCCATATTTGACAGAGCACTAAGTATGTCACTTTGGAAAGAATCTAAACAAACATTTGTCCAATTATATCTTTCTCTGTATTGTTCACCTCTATAGTTATAAGGTTTTGCTAAATAAGGAAAAAGAAGAGATTGTTCTTCATCCATATTTACTACGAATCCAGAGGTAGTATTTAATCTCCATCTATCTCTTAAGAATTCAGTAACACTAGATGAAAACTCTATAATAATAGGACTTGGGAATGGTATATCACATAAATGAATATTATCTTCAGTTGACCTAGCTTCAGATGTATATACTCTTATATTAATACCACTTAAAACAAATCTAACCCTTACTTGTGAACTTAACCAATTTTCTTCTACATCATAAAATATAGAAGATTGAACTTTAGAAAACATATCATTTACTTGATTTATTCCTTTTACTAAACTGTTTATTTTTTCAGTTATTTTAGTTCTTTGTAATTCTATGTTTTCTTCTGTTTGAACTATACCGTTATATCTTAATCTTGCTCTTTTGTCTTCCATTTCTAGGAAATTTCTTGATACCCATCTTAATCTCCCAGCTTCTGTTCTTGTTCTATCCAATAAATGGTGAACATCTCTTGCTTTTTTATGCATTCCTAAATAATGATTTAACCATTTTCTTATTTTTTCATATGTCCCCCCTTG